AGAAGTAGCCGCCACCCCATTATACTGAGGCATCTCATCCGGTACATCTGCAGTCACAATGCAGAAAAGAACTTCTTTTGTCCCATCATTTGCATACAGACCAAGATTATGTATGTAATATGTAGATTTTATCTCTTCATTGCTAAAAAGCACCCTTGTCTGAATCAAATCATTACCCAAAACTTTTGTTTCAGGAGAATCTAAAACCTGCTTAATCCCCTCCATATCAGTCAGAGCCTTATAGTCTGTGTCATCAGGATATTTATAATCTGAGGTCTTTGCTTTTGTTATATTTAATTGAGCCTCTCCTGCAATCGCTTTGGCAATCAGACTTTGGCCTGCTGCCGTTATAATTGCTTTGCTATACTGTCCCATTTTACCTCCTTATATTGTCGTTATCTTTGTACTGCTTACTGTGGTTCCTATGTAATAACTGCCTTTCATATCCTTTTCCACTTCCTGACTTGCAATAATCTGAATATGGGCCGGTATCACATCCCACAAAAGATCATATAGGAGATTTAAAGCACCGTACCGGTCAGATGTAACCTTGATGGTCAGCAGGCAAGTTTTGGTATTAACTGATAGAATATAACCATTTACTCCATAAAGATCGGATAGACGATTTTTAAGAAAGTCGATTGTAAAAGGAACTACCGTATTATATCGTTGTAAAACCCTGCTCCTTCTAACATCTAATGTCTCTCCCTGATATGGAATACCAAAACGCTTCTCCAAAAGAAGAATGGTAGTTTCATCTGCGGTCTGGATATAACAGTTATCTCTAATGGATTTGATGCTTTCTTCCACTGCTTCCAAATTTATTTCTTCTGTCTCCAAAAGCTGATTAAATTCTAAAATATCCTTAAACCACTCTGGAAGCATCATTTTTAAGTCAACCGCCATTGATAGTCACCGCCCCTAAAACCGGCACCTGCTGCATGGCAGAGTTTTCTACACATACAACATCTGATGCCTGTCCATTTATAATTACATCAGTAACATTGACAATTTCAGGAATGGTAAGAATCGCGTAAATAATTCTGGATACATATACAATAACCGCATATTCTATTTTCTGGCTTTTCAGCATTGCTCCCCAGGATTTCCGAACCGATTCCAAGTAATCTTCTATTTTCTCCTGAATCTGGTTTTTATAGACGATTTCTCCGTTTTGAATGTTGGATAAAAATTGCACGGAGAGAGAAATATCAAGCTTCAATTCTTCGCCAGTATCAATTGTGACGGCAGCTCCAATGGGAGCAAGTCCATATCCATTGGGTGATGGTTCTAATTCTTCCCCTTCTTTGGGACAGATTGCAGCTTGCACCCGCTTAATAAGTGTACCGTCAGCCGGCTTATAATTTCCATTAAGAATACTGCACAACACACTCCCTCCCCCATTCCAAGCGGGATATATCTGAACCGCACCTACCCCCTCTATGGCAAGAATAGAATTCCGGTAAGAAGGAATATTCCCCCCAAACGTTGGAACGTCAAATGTGGCAAGGTAGCGTTCTCGAAGAGAAGAATCTGTTTCTTCCTCTGTACCACCGGAAAGGAGTTCCGTAAGCTGCGCAGAGGAAAGACCTGTCACATAGTCAATTGCGACCAATTGACCGGAATAATTGTTACCTATCTCACCTGCTATTTCACACTCCATTTTATAACTGTAATCTGCTTCTATATGATCCATAAGTTCGATTACTCGATAGGTCAAATATCCGCTTCCTGTAATGGCTGAAAATCGGGAGCCAATTGGTACTTGAATATTAAAGTTACCTTTCTTCACTGCCCTTGTAGCTGATTTTCTTTCAATGCCTCGTTCTGCCACCAGCATATCAAGCCAATTGCCTCCAGCCGTTTCCGCATAGGCATTTTTTTGCACCTGATCCAAATCCAGATACAGACCTTCCAAATACCAGCTTTCTGGCCCTAAGGCAGTCTGGATCATTGACCCTTCTCTTTTATCAATCGTATCAGGAACTCGCTTTAACTGTTCCGATAGTATATTCGCATAAGTCTTCTTACTAAAATCAATCAAATCTCCACCTCCCCGGGAATTGTTCCATATACAGTCTTAACCTTAAACGTGCACCGAAGTGTTCCTAGATCTGTGGCATCAAATAAGAAGTCATTCACCGAAAGGATTCGCTTATCAGATGAAAATGCCTCTTGAATCCGTCTTTTTAACATACTCGTTACATATTCAGGAGGCTTTCCAATTAGCTTTTTTAATTCCCTGCCAAAATTTGATGTATAGATCTGGTTTTGATATCGTTCCGTACCCAGAATAATTTCTATTGCCTGTTTCATAGCTTCCAGTCCACCGCCTACTTTTTTAATCGTACCGGTGCTTTTGTCCACCAAATAAGTTTCCGTAGGGTATTCCCTGTTTTCATTTTCATATATAGTTGTATTTGCGGATTTTGGTAATGTTGCCATCGTATCACCTACACTTTCGACATCACGATATAATTCTGACCGGAATTTGCTTTCAATACCAGTACCTTATCTCCTGGCCTCACACCTGGATTTATGACTACCTTTTCCCCCTGAATAAAAACGTCCCGGTACTTTACATGATCAGTCAGGACCGCAACTGGCTCTGTTACAGTTAACTGAGTTGCTTGGACCTTTAAGGTTAGAGGAACCACTGAAACTACAGTCGCATAACCAGTATCCAAAAGATCCATTGCTCTTACGGTATCGTTAATAATATACTTAAGTCTTTCTATGAGTTCCATTGACCCTCCTTATTGATGATTTTTGCATCAACGCTCATGGTATGCTCTCCGTCTGAAAAAGAATGACTGACTTTATCCAGGAGCAAATAATAGCCATTGGCTAGTTCTGGGATTTCCTTTATTTTAAACTTTGCCATGGCTCCTGCTTTCAGCCCTGGCACTCCCCCTAAACCACTAACGGAAATTGTTTTTAGCACCCGGTCATAATACGCCATCATAATATTTCCCTGCTCATTGATTTGTGCTTCGTTAAGATTATCATCTACTTTGTCATATTTCTGCAGGAGGCCCCATTTTTTGATTGTGGTATGGTCATTAAATATATAGGTATCTCCCAGACCAGTTTCTTTATTGGAACGGACCAGCTTTACCTGATTATAAGTATCTGAGTCTATATCAGATTTATAGGTATAATCCGTAATGATACTGCCATTGCCAATCAATATGTCTGACATCATATTGTTAGCCTCTTTCAGAGACAGCTTTCCAAAATCATCAAAGAAAACAAATGTCTTACCAGTGCTGTTCTGGGTTACCATGAGACCATACTCAATAATATCCAGGCACTCTGTATTTTCCTTTGTTAGATAGGGTATCACTTTCCCGGTATCTTCTATTTCCCCTACTTGAAGCTGCATATCGCCTGCAATCTGACTTATTATCTCTCCCAGCTTTATATTGTTAAAGCTATAACTGGATTTGGCTTTTAGGTACCGAAGCTGGTCATATGCAGTGACCGAAACCTCACCGGAACGATTCTGTTCTATAATAAAAACAAAACCCAGAAATATTTCTTTTCCATCCACATAAAACAGTACTTTTGCGCCCTCTGCCAGATTAATTGGCTTATCCTGAAGAAACGTAAATGTAAGCTTACCTGCACTTCCGCCTCTATTTGTGGTATAAGTAACTTTCTGTGTGATGGGAGCATAATCGTACAAGGAATAAGACTCTTCATTATATATTAAAAGTTTGTAGCTCATCCGGTCACCTGCAATTGATCTGCTTTCACCCATCCACGACTACCGCCTATTAATATGGGATATGCCCTGGAAGCATCTGGAATGATTCTCGAAACGGTTGTCGCCAAATTGTTGGCGGTTCCTGTTGGCTTATCTCCATAACTGCTGCTAAAATAGGTACCATTTGCAATGACGCTAGCCCCTACTCTAAGTTCAGGGACAGCAGATGCAGCACGTTCCTGTTCTTCTGATTGAGTGGTTCCATCTGCCGGTATTTCCGCGGGAGGAAGTATGATCCTGATTGGCGCATAGTTCCGATATTCTTTAAACTTAATTTTATAGTATATATCTCCAGCCTCTCCGCCTTTTTCTGTTGTTTCAAAGCTGTCAATTACCGCACTGATATTTGTATCGTACATGCGGCTTCCCCTTGCATCATATCGGCTGATTACAATATCACATACTTCCTTGTTATCCCGTGCATCAAGGATTGACTCCACAAGATCACCTGGTTCCGTCCAATGGTGCCCGCACATAAGCGGATCATCACGATCCCCTGGGAAATAGGATTCCCAGGACACCTCCATTAAGGAGGGCAGCCTGGGAACAACAATTTCCCCAATGTCTAAAATATCATAGGTTTTATGATCAGCTGGGTAAGATATTGTATATTCTTTCGGGTTAACTGGAAATTCAATTGTATCGCCACCGATATCTGCAAAAAATTTATATTTATTTCGCATGATACCTCCTATCCTGTAACAACATTGCTGCTGGATGCATGCTGGATGCCAAGCACGTTGTTTAATACATTGACCATGGAGTCAAGATCAGAGCCGGGTCCACCGTAATTATTTTGATTCACCGTAGCATTGGTTTGAGGAACTGTAAGGTTTACTAAGGCTACGTATTGTCGCTCTGAAAGATCTCTAAGAAGTTTAATATTTTCATCCGAAATATTGACATCCTGCTCAATCTTATCAACCTTGCCTACTTTTCCAACATTTGCAATATCACCTACCGCTGCACCCCCACCGGCACCTCCAAGCAGATTATCTCCGGTAGATGATTTATCCAAGTAGCTTTCAAGACTAAAGTTTGTGTTATCTATTTTATTTCCAAGAGAAGCAGCCATTTTACTCCACTCATTTGCGGTATCCCCAGTATTTAATTTAGTCATGCGTTCTATTGTTATGGCTTGTTCTCCAAACTCATCATCGACCCATTCACTTAATTTCTCCCTAAAACCTTTTACTCCATCAGCCATATTTGTTTTAAGAACTGCATCAATGGCATCAGCTACGGTTTCTATCTGACTTAATATGTTATCAAATAATCCAAAAAAAAGATGGGCTACGGCAGAACCCGTATCAGTCATTGCATTGGCAAAAAATTCTGCAAAAATCGCGATTAAGTTCCATAAATCTGCAATCATATTATATCCAACAGCATAGATGAAACCAAACACGTAACCAACCTTTTCTCCTATCTTCTCAAACGTGAGACCAGCTTGCATAATTCCTATAATTGCTGCTCCTATTAACAGTCCTATAAGAAGAAATGGCATCGCTGCCGTAAGCCAGCCGGCTGCAGCTAATAAACCAGACACTAATCCAATTGTTCCTGCTATAGCCAATGCCAAGCCTAACTCCATTAATATAGGATATATATAGTCCCAATTTTCAACAATCGCACTGGCTCCGGCAATTAGTACATCAACAGCACCGGAAGCAATATCACCAAGAATCTCAACGGCTCCTATAATCCCCTCTATCACCGTCTGACCAGTATCACTGTTTAGGAACTCACTCATTTTATCCAGGACACCGTCTAAAGAATGAATTCCCGCATTCTTAATCAGATTCCAGGAGTCAGACCAGGTCATTGGCATATTTTTAAACTGTTCATTAATTTGATCCGTAGCATTTAACAAGGAATTTTTAACAACTTCTGCTGTAATAACACCCTTATCCGCCAGTCCACTGATTTCGTCTACCGGTTTACCAAGGTAATCTGCAATTGCCTGTATGGCATTAGGCGCACCTTTAAAAACAGTGTTTAATTCTTCTCCGCTTAAAACACCGGATGCCAAAGCCTGGCCAAGCTGTTCGGTTGCGGAACCAATTTCCTCCTGGCTGGCGCCTGCTATTTTAAACTGTTTACTTAAGTTTTCGGCAACAGCAACCACTTCGTCACTTCCAGAAAAAGCATTTCCCGCACTTTGCCCAAGCTTCGCTACAACATCAGCCGTATCAAGATAGCTGGTTCTGGACCTTTGTGCCGACCGGTAAATTTTCTCCTGTAACTGCTCTGTTTCCTGTAAGCTGTTATTTGTATTATCATTTCCCTGACCGCCTGCATCAATGGAAGGAGGATTAAACCCTTGATTCATAACACTTAACCGGGCGGTAGACCGTGTCATTTGATCGGATAAGCTAAATAGTTCTTTTCCCATCTTAAAATTGGAAGCTACAGACACCACTTTTTTTAAGGTTGAAAAGAGGCCGACTGCTGATTTACTGGTTTCTTTCACCTTATTATTATGTTTGTCCTGGGCGGTTGCTGCTTTTGTGGTATTTTTTGCAATTTTAATCAACTGTGTTTCCATACGATCGAATCCAGAAGATGAGATTTTATTGGAGGCTTGTCCAATTTCTTTCATATTTTCAATAACCGAATCCGCTGCTCCTCCAATGGATTTGCGCATGTTCGCTTCTGTTTTGTTCATGGTATCATCAATCCGCTTCATCTGCTTTACCGCAGAGTTACCAAGATCAAGAAACTTGTTGGAAGTATCTCCTATTTGCCTTAAATTTGCAATCACTGCACCAGTTGCTCCTCCAATGGACCGACGCATGGTCATTTCTGTTTTTACCACCGCATGATCGATGCGCTTCATCTGATTGACTGCGGCATTCCCAAGTTCAAGGAACTTGGAAAAAGACTCACTAAATTGATCACTTAATACTAAGGTTTCTTTTATCTCTCCCATAGTTCCTCCTTACTTTTGGGGCCGGCTCTTGATTTCTTTGACTGCCATCTGATACATAAGTATCTTTTCTTTTTCTGGAAGATCTG